TAACGAGGTTGAGCCACGACTTATTACCCTCGGCAATCTGGCCGATTCTCTTATCTATCATCAGGTATCGGAGGAGGAGCGGGGCTTCCTCGTAGGGCAACATGGCGAGGACTTCCTCATCCACGGCAGGCTTCCCGCTGTCCGTCATCTTGGACGGTTGCCAGCCATATTTCTTGACCAGTCGGTCTACGATCTGGTCGCGGCTTCCTGGGTTGAAGCGATGCTCCTTGATCTTCGGTGGGCCTGGGATTAGTTCGTACTCGCTCGGCTTCCATCCGCGTGAACGTGCGGCCTTGGTAACTGCCCCCTTCGTGGACTCCTTGATCGAGTCACCACACCGCTTGGCTTCGTACCACTGCCGGGTCTTTAGCTCTTGGAAGTGAGAAGGAAATACCTCGCACAACTGGTCTTCGATCCTTCGCTTCTCCTCTCGTAGCTCAGCATGGAGAGTGATGGCGGCTCGCTCGTCGAACTTGAACCCAAGTGACTCTTGCCAGAAGATAATCTCGCGGAAGCGATGCTCAAGCTCGACTGCTTCTGGTGAGTAGTTCTTCGATGTGATTGTTTGCCAGAGCTTCACGGTTACGAGAACGTCCTGCTCGCAGTACCGTTGCATGTCGGCAGACCAGAACTTCCAGTCCGTGTCCTCGCCGAATGTTCCCTTGAGGATTCCGAGACGGTAGCCCCACGCCTTGAGCGAATGGCTACCAATCTTGTTCTTTGGGAATGAAGGGTTCCTGCGAATCCATGCGAAGTCGAGGTCTTCCAAGTTGGTGTAGATGAGGTAAGAGAGCGTGAGCGTGTCGGTGATCTTACATCCGTCCTTCAACCTCCAATCAGGGTAGACCTGTTGGATGGCCGGGATGTCGAAGCATTGGATGTTGTGACCGACGACCTCATCTGCGGAAGCGAGTATCGCCAAGCCGTCTTCGATGTTTAGATTAGCTCCGTGGTCGTGGCATGAGAACGTTTCGCCTGTGTCGAGGTTCTTGATGCAGAGGGAATGGATGGTGGTGAGTTCTTCGAGTAGGCCATCTGTCTCGATGTCAAAGCCTAGACGCAGTAAGTCCACACGATCCCTCCATTCTCGGTTCTCTTTCCGCCAGTGCGTTCGAGTAGTTCCTCAGTGGCGAACTCCGCGTACTCGAACGGACAGATGAGAGGCCATTCGTACTTCTTCGAGAGTCGATGCCATCGGTTGACCGTCCGCTCAAGGGCGGCTTCGTCGATGCAGACTTCAACGGAGAAATACTTGTGAGCCTGGTTGAGTAGGTATTTTGGAGATCGGTATAGATTCACACCGTCCCATGCGATCTGACAGATTCCAAGATCATTACGAACTGCGATGTTCTCGGCGGTTACGACGACGGACTCCTTGACTCCAATGACCTCGAAGGTCGTTCCATCGAACTCAACAGAGAACAGACCGCCAAGATCACCCGTCATCTTCTTCCACGCCACGTACTCGGGAAGGTTTTGTCTGACGTTGCAGAGTCCGAACCACGCGGCCAGCCGTGAGTAGATCGTCTCACTCCCTGCGTAGCTCGGGACGAAGACATCCACATCCTTGATCGGCCGGCTGTTCTCAAGGTCGCGTAGTGCCCCGCCGCCGATGACGGCAGCGGTTCCAGCTTCTTGCAAGACCGAGAGGAACCTTCCCCACAATTCAGGGATGTCCTCGTTCTTCAACGGAGGCATAGGCTTATTGCCCCAACTAGGTTCTGCACCGTACTTCCCCTTCATCGCTTCACCGCCTTCCGCTTCTTGTAGACGGGACGAGGACGATGGACCTCTGCCCTTGCGTCTGCACTCATGCGAGAGAAAGCTGCACGACGTTGTTTGCGGTTGCCTAACCGGGCATCCCGAACGATGCCGACCGCCTCATCGGGAAGGATGGGACGGGGACCACGCGATGAACGCTTGGACATAAACTGTCTCCTAAGTTGTCTTGGTGTTACCAATGACTCACGGCATCCGAGGGATCGGAACCGTTCGACGCTGGCTTAGTGGGTGTGTTGTCGAAGAAGGTGTCTGCTGATGCTTCGGGAGGATCACAAGGCAGGAGTCGTCCGGTATCCGAGTGATACTTGACGTACCCTGCGTCCCCTGTCGATCCCCATTCTCGGTTCTTGAGTTGTCGGATCAATGCGATGTTCGATGTATCGCCTTGCTGATCTCGTTCGAGAGCGATGATCGAGTCAGGGACCTGCTTGAGAGTTCCTGATCCTCGAAGCTGTGAGAGTGTCACACGACCGCCCTCCTCGTGAGGCTTGCCTTCCGGCTGCTTGAGGTGGACGACGGCGATGATGCCGACGCCCGTGTTCTCGATCAGAGAACGCAGGGCCGTCATGAGGATGTCGATGTCCTTCCGCTCGCCTTGGCCTGAGCCTTCCTGCCCCGACACAACCATTGAGATGTGGTCGAGTAGGATGAAGTCGCACTGCAAGCCGACCGAGAAATAGCGGAGCTTGGCAATCAGAGACTCCGATTCCATCGAGCCGAAGTGGTTGTAGAAGTGCTGTTTCCCCCGGACAATCCGGTTGAGGCACTTCTCATACTGCTCCCGGCTGATCGCTTCGGGGTTCTCGCGGAGGACGCCAATCGGGATGTTCTGGTCGATGGCGATGTAGCCAAGGGCGGTCTTGCGGAAGTTCTCCTCAAGGAAGATGTTTCCGATCTTGAGGTCGTGCCGAGTGACGTGGTGGTGTCCGATCTCGCGGACTATGGTGGTCTTACCTACGCCAGTGCCAGCGGTGAACAACGTGAGTTCACCTTTGCGGACGCCTCGGTTAAGATCATTGATGCCTGGGTACGGAGTTGTGTACCCGTCACTTGGCTTGGACAAGAGTTCATCGACAGTGAGGTCGTCGCCTGAGATTATGCCGTCAGGTCGGTAGGGCTTTGCATCCCAACCGACAGCCGCGAGTTCCTTGGCGAGCCCGGCCTTCAACATCTCATTAGCATCTTTGAGCGTGGACTCATAGATGTAAGCCTTGCCAGGCGGCAGCATCTCGGCACATTCGCGGCACGCCTTGCGGCCCGGTTCGTCGGAGTCGAAGAAGAAGACAACACGATCAAACCCTTCCAGCCATTCAATGTCCTTGCGGATTGACTTAGCTGCGGCCTGTGCCCCATTGGGGATGGAGACGACCGGCCACTTGTTACCCTGGGCCTCGGCCACGGACATCGCATCGACTTCCCCCTCAGTCACGACGACCATGCGGGCATCGGTGCGCCATAGCCACTTGCCGTAGAGCCCCATCTCCTTCGCGTTGCCGAGGATGCAGAAGTCCTTGTCGGGTGTTCGCACCTTCTGAGCGATGACGTTGCCGTCCTTGTCCCTGTAGTTGGCGACTTGAACAGGCTTGCCTTTGTAGGTGGCTACTTGGTAGCCCCACTTCCGGCATGTTTCTTCGGAGATTCTGCGAGCGTTCAAAGCGGAGTAGTCACCGCCTTGGATCATTGCACCATTGCTCATGTGTCTCCTTGTTTCGTGTGTATTTGTATGGCTGCTGCCCCCCCTCGTGTGTTTTCCACATGAGAAGCAGTGCGTGTGTCCGTCTCGGTACTCCGCGTTGGCGTCAGATGAGCCACACGATCCGCACGGCCCTTTGTGAATAACGTCGTCATCGGAGTCGAAGGACATTGCTTACGCTGCCTCCACCGACTCTGCGAGCGATTCGGCCTCGTAGCCCAGGGCTTCGAGCGTCTTCTTCCAGACCATTGCGATGTCGGACCTGGTGTGCTTCTTCAAATTGTTGTCGTTGAAGTAGCTGATGTCAGAGGAGATGGAGTAGCTTTTCTCCGGCTTTGGCATGGACTCAGGGAAATCGGCGGCGATGATCGAGTGCATTGTCTTGGCAACAAGCGAAGCGACCGGATCGGTCTTGAACTTCCTAGCACAATCGTTGAAGTCGGTGAAGTCAACGTTGATTCCAAAGCCATTCAAGATGTAGCCGAGGAGGTCGTGACGACGGTGGCTGTCACGGTAAGCGTCCCGAATGAATCGGTGCGGCTTGTGTGCGACGAGAGTTCGGGGGAGAGCGTTGGCCTGGCCGAGCGTAAACCCGGCTTCGACGGCCTTCACTAAGTTCAGGTGCATCTTATCACTAATGGTTGTTTGCCTTTCGTGGTTCAGTTATCCAAGACTGAGGGATGGTTCCCTCTGACCACTTGAAGCCGTGCTTCTCGCACCACTCCGAGTAGGTGGTCTTGCTTGATTTGTTTAAGCGGTTGTCCGCACGTTGAAAAACAAACCGGACATCGAGGTCCGGTCGCTGTTGCTTGATGTTGAGATGCTTCGTTCGGTCTGCGGGTTTGAACCAACCCTTTAGTTCAACGATGATTCCGTTGTTCAGAACAACGTCGGGTAGATACTTGCGGTCAACGTGGTATGTGACTCGACCCTTGGAGGGCTCGTAGTCGTACTCGATCTTCCGCGAATCTAAGTCGTTGATTACCTTGTCCTCGAACCGGCTACGCACCTTCGGGCGGTGCTTACCAGTTCGCTGCGGCATCCGACGAAGCCTCCTCGTTGCCTGATTCCTGCGACTCCGATTCGGACGACCCGCCGAAGAACTCGTCGCTCTCGTTCTCCTGAACGAAGCCTCCCTCCTCGCTGTCGAAGCCGAAGGAGTCGGCGTTTCCGCCGGGGACGTACTCGACCAGGTTGATGATCTGGACGGCTTGGAGTTGCATACTCACGCCGAACTTCTGCGTGCCGTGGACGACGTAGGGACGCTCCTCGAAGCTGGCCTTCATGACCGTGCCCGATCCAATCTTGATGTCCTTGGTGATCGGCTTGCCTGCGGAGTCGAAGACCTTGACGGTGAAGTTGAAGACCTTCCCGTCTCGCTTGCGGGTGACGGACGCGGGACGCTTGAGGTTGAGTAGAACCTTGCCCGTCTCCTTTCCGTCTTCATCCACCTGCGGGCGGAACGGCGAGGCATAGGCGTACTTCTTCATCGCCGCCACCTTCTGCGGCTTGGCGTCGGCGGCCTGCTTCTTCAATTCGTCCTTGGCGAGAGCCAGGAAGCGGGCGTCCGTCTCCTTGACGTAGGGATCGTTGGCATCGAAGACGAGAGTGGTTCGGAACTCCTGCTCCTCGGAGTTGTATTTGTTTACGGAACGCTGGACGGCGGGGTAGAGAGATTCAGTTGCGGGGGTT